TGACGGATGGGGATTTGAGTGAGCAAGGACGTATCATCGTTCAACACATTGGGGAATACTACGACAGAGACGACAGCGCATCATTTTGTGATCCTGAGTTGTTGAATCGGGACATAGCGCGGTCACTGTCTAACCCTAAGCACAAGGAGACATTCAGTACGTTGGTCACAGACCTCGCCGGTCTGGAGACATCAGCGGCTAATGTAGTCCACGACTTCATTGCCACTAGGCGTGACGTTGTGGGCAATAAGCTGGCAAGCGCCTTGGCTTCGGGGAAACCCATTGACGATGTGCGTCCTCTGCTCGATGAGTACGATCAGTGGGCGAAGGCTGAGAAGCTGGAGGAAGCTGAGGAGTCGGAGGTTGTGCTACAGGGAGCGAGTTTCGCAGACCTTGTACGTACAAACTACCAGCCCGGTCAGCTCATCGAGATACTACCGACCCAGCTCAACGATAGGCTGGACGGTGGGTGCCTGCGCGGCCATCACGTTATCCTGTTCGCCCGGCCCGAGGCCGGTAAGACTCTGTTCCTTGTGAACGCCATTAAGGGTTTCATGGATCAGGGGCTACGGGTGCTATACGTAGGCAACGAGGACCCCATCGTGGATGTCTACACGCGGGTAATCTCGCGGCTGCTAGGCATGACCAAGTACGAAGCGATGGACGACCCCGATACGGCGGAGGCTCTGGTGTGGGACAAGTACCCAGAGTTCGACGACCAGTTGCGCATGGTGCAGATGGCACCGGGCACGCCTCGGGAGATAGAGCGGCACGTTATCGAATACAAGCCGGACGTGCTGCTCGTGGATCAGCTCCGCAACCTAGAGATGAAGTCCGACAACTTCACGCTCAAGCTGGAAGCAGCGGCCAAGGCAGTACGCAACATGGGACAGCGGCACAAGTGCCTTGTCATTAGCGTAACGCAGGCGGGTAACTCGGCGGAGAACAAGGACGTGCTGGACATGGGCGACGTCGCGGACAGCAACACGGGTGTACCCGCGCAGGCCGATGTGATGGTGGGTCTGGGTATGACGTTCGAGGACGGCAACATGAACCGCAGGGTCATATCCCTGCCGAAGAATAAGCGGTCGGGTAAGCATGAGTTCTTCCCGGTCCGTATCAATCCACAAGGTAGCTCAATGGGAGGTATCCAGTAATGTATATCAGCGTAGACCTCAAGTGCCCCAAGTGTAAGCAGGTGCTTGACGTGTTCATCAAGAAGGACGCAATAGATGGCGTGCGGTGCGGCGAGTGCGACGAGCTGATGCTCCGCCTACCTGCGGCCACCAAGACGACGTTCCGCTTCGCGGACAAGGAGTTGAAGCGATGAAGGTAATCATTGCAGGAGGCCGGGACTTCCATGACATCCAGATGGTTGACAACGAGATGGAAACCCTATTCTACGTACCCAGTAAGGACGATTACCTATGGAACGTGGACGAGATAGTGTCCGGCACGGCGCGCGGGGCTGACCAAGCCGGGGAGAACTGGGCGAATCGCCACAACCTACCCATAAAGCAGTACCCTGCCGACTGGGACACGCACGGGAAGGGTGCGGGGTTCATCAGGAACGCGGCTATGGCCGCATACGCGGACGTACTCGTGGCGTTCTGGGACGGCAAGAGCCGAGGGACTAAGCACATGATCGACACTGCGTTGAAGGGGGGACTAGATGTCCACGTCTACAACTATACTGCCTAAGCACATAACGGAGCCAGATCCTAATGTCTACTCAAGCAATAACTACATCGTGGTCGATTTCGAGACGACTACCATTGGTCGTGGACTCGCAGTTTATCCAGACAATAGTATCCTCCTTGCCTGTTGGAGTGTCGGCAAGGATCATCCACAGTACAGCAGTAATCCGCATCGTAGTGTCTGGGCGGGGGAGTACGGACTTAGCGAACTCACGGAGGCTATTGAACAAGCTGATTTCCTGATAGCGCACAACGCTAAGTTCGAGCTGCAATGGTTGGCCCGCTGCGGGCTGGACCTGACGCAGGTCGTTACGTTCGACACCATGCTGGCGGAGTACGTGATCGGCGGCAACCGCTGGGTTGGATTCCAGCTCAGCCTACAGAAGTGCGCCAAGCGTAGGAAGCTAGGCGGCAAGACGGACGTGGTATCCAAGATGATTAAGGTGGGGATCGACACGCGGGACATCCCGCAGTCGTGGCTCCAGTACTACTGCGAGCAGGACGTGCGGCTGACGCACAAGCTCTTTAGGGACCAGCTTAAGGACCTGACCCCTGAGCTAATGGCTGTCACGTACAGCCGGAACCTGCTTACGCCCGTGCTAGCTGACGTTGAGATGGACGGTATGCAGCTAGACATCGACCTTGTACGTACAAGGTTGGAGCGCGTGGAGCGCGAGTACGCCGAGGCTGAGGCAGCCTTGGAGCTGATAGCCAAGGGCGTGAACATCAACTCAGGCCCGCAGATGGCCGAGTTCCTGTACGACACGCTGGGCTTTGACGAGGTTAAGGTCAAGAAAGGGGGCCGCTGGATAGAGGTACGCACGGACAGTGGGCGGAAGTCCACGAGTGCGGACACCATCGGCAAGTTGAAGTGCCGCAACAAGGAGCAGCGGGACTTCGTCGAGAGGTACACCAAGGCTCGGGAGCTATGGAACGAGCTGACCAAGTACCTACGGAAGTTCGATGCCTGCGGCGAGGAGAAGGGCGGGCTGCTGCACGCCATGTTCAACCAGTCGTTTACGCAGACTCACCGGCTGAGTAGCCGGGGGCTGGACTACACTACGCAGTTCCAGAACTTCCCTCGGATATACAAGCCGTTCTTCAAGGCCAAGGAGGAAGGCTGGCTGGTAGGAGAATGCGATGGCGCACAACTTGAGTTCAGAGTGGCAGTGCATCTCGGGAGAGATGCGGTTGGTCTGGAGGACATCAACTCCGGGACGGACGTGCATAAGGTCACGGCGGGCATCATCGGATGCACGCGGCAGGATGCCAAGCCGCATACGTTCAAGCCGCTGTACGGAGGACAGTCGGGGACGGAGGACGAGAAGCGGTACTACAAGTTCTTCAGGGAGAAGTACGAGGACATAACGAATACCCAGCAGCGGTGGATTGATACCGTGCTGGATCAGAAGTGCTTGAAAACAGAGTGGGGCATGACCTACTACTGGCCCGATACCACTATGGATCGGTCAGGGTACGTGCGGAACACCACGAGCATATGCAACTACCCGGTGCAGGCGTTTGCTACAGCGGAGATTATTCCGGCTGCGCTCGTATTCTTCTGGCATCGGGTCAAGGTGGAAGGGCTACGCATGAGGATCGTGAACACGGTTCATGACTCCATCATCGTAGAGATACCGCCCGAGGAAGTGAAGGACTTCCACAGGCTCAGCAAGCAGTGCCTCATCGACGACGTGTACGAGTACGTCTCGCAGGTGTACTGCATCAAGCTGACCGTGCCGCTGGGGTGCGGCGTGAAGGTAGCCTCCCATTGGGGCGGGTCTGACGCAGCAGACTACGTGCCGGATGGGCTGGAAGATGATAAGGGCGAAGTAGTTTACACGGCGCGGGAACATTTAGTAACCGCTATGTAGACGTTTAGCCGGATCTGTCGTATAATAGGTTAGGACTAAAGGAGAAAGGTATGTCTAAACAAACACTTACGGGCGTTCTCGCGGAGTTGTCAGCGAAGGATTGGCAAGACCGAGAGACTGGGGACAACATTGTCCTGCGCTCATTCAAGATCGAGGGCGATAACCGCTGGTTCCGTACCGGCACTAAGCCTGTCAACGCCAACGAGGGCGACGCGATCCAGTTCGTATTCGAGGCCAAGGGTAACAAGGCCACGGATATTCAGGTGATCGACGCCTCTGAGGTTCGCACTCCCCCAAAGCCCGCAGCAGGAGCCAAGAGTTTCGGTTCCGGCTCCAAAGGGAAAGGCGGTGAGAACTGGGACGCTCGTGGTAAGTACTGGGATGAGAAGGCTGTACGCGACATCGAAGTCGTGGAGCCCCGCATCACCTATGCTGCCGCTGCTCGTGACGCTATCACCGTGGTAGTGGCTGCGCTGCAGAACGACTGTCTCGCCTTGGGTCAGACCAAGGGCAAGCGACTTGACCTCCTGTTGGATCAGGTGGACTTCGTCGCCAAGCGGTTCTATGACGCGCGGATCAACGGCACGTTCAAGGAGGACGCAGAGTAATGGATTACCTTTACGAAAACGACAGATACTTCGTTGATGTGGAGCTGGCCTCAGATGAGGTTGACCTCTCCATCGAAGTAGGCGGCGTGCGCTACGAGGACTATTACATCGTGTGTAACAAAGAGTCCGGCATCGTCGAACTTAAAACCAACAACCTGATCGAAGCCATCAGCATGGCGGCTAGCTGTGACGTTACGTTGCAGAAGCAGCCGTGGACGTGGTACTACAGCCAACTGGCGGACGAGCAGGCAGTCGAGGGCCAACTGCCGGGCGAGAGCCCGTTAGTGGTTAACTAAGATGAAGGTGCATCTGGACGGGGACCTACTTATCTACCGCGCTGGCTTTGCGGCGGAGAAGTCAGTGTACTTCATACGCGACGGCGATGAGTACCTGCAGTTCGACAACAAGAAAGCGGCTAATGCTTGGTGCGATGAGAACGGCGGTCTGCCGTATGACATCATCGAGCATGAGCGTAAGCTGGAACCCGTCGAGAACGCACTATACAACGTGAAGTCTCTCATCAGGAATATGTGTGAGAAGCTAGACAGCCAAGATCTGACGGTGTACCTGTCGGGACCTACCAACTTCCGGGAGGGCATCGCCACCATTAGACCTTACAAGGGCAACAGGGACGAGAATCACAAGCCCGCTCACGGGCCTGCGATAAAGGAGTACCTGCATAAGAAGTACGACGTAGTAGTGTCGGACGGAGAGGAAGCTGATGATACAGTGTCTTACAGTCATTATCGGATGTGGCTGCAGGATGAATACTCATCGGTCATAGTCTCCACTGACAAGGACTTGGATATGGTTCCGGGCCTGCACTACAACTTTATAAAGGATGAGTCCTACTACGTCACGCCCGAGGAGGGAATGCGCTGGTTCTACACACAGCTATTGATGGGTGATCCCACGGATAACATCCCCGGCTTGCCGGGCATCGGTAAGGTCAAGGCGCGGAAAGCCCTAGCGGACTGCGAGACTGAACTGGATATGTATAGTGTGGCTCGTGCCTTGTACGTACAAGGTTACCCGGATAACCCGGACGACGCACTGGTTGAGAACGCGCGGCTACTCTGGATGAGGCTTGAGCCTAACCAGTGGTGGAACGCGCCGGAGGAAGCAAATGAGTAAGTTACCAGTCGGAAGGAAGGACTACGTATCCACCTACTCGGGTGCGGAGTTCAACATCCAGACGTGCGACGTCATGCCGATCCCGATGAGCGACGTGGCTCATGCACTGAGCATGAACTGCCGGTACAACGGGCACGTTAACAAGTTCTACTCCGTAGCAGAGCATTGCGTGATTATCAGCAATCTCGTGCCGGAGGAGGATGCGCTCTGGGGTCTGCTGCACGATGCCACTGAGGCGTTCGTGCCTGACATCCCACGCCCGTTCAAGCCGTTCATCAAGGGGTTCAAGGAGTACGAGCAGCGTATCTCCGACGCCTTCGCGGAGCGGTTCGGGCTGTCTAAGCAGCAGCCGGAATCAGTGCATTACATGGACAGGAACATCGTCCACGATGAGGCGCTGGAACTGTTCCCCGAGCCGCCTACGTGGGTGGAGCTGTACGAGTCAGTAGGGGCCGGTGATATGATTAAGTGCTTGACGCCAGAGAAGGCGGAGAAGGCTTACAACGAGCGGCTGGAGGCGTTGATCTGGTGAGTGGAGCATGGCCTTTAGCCGTGGTCACGGTACTGTACGGATGGCAGATAGTCGAGTACTTCCTCGCAGGTCGGGCCCCGATGGGGGTTGTCTTTGCGGGGTACGCCTTAGCTAACTGCGGATTGATATGGGATTTCTGGAGACACACATGATTATAGGAAAGGTTAATAGCAACTGGTTCATCGTCAAGGACAAGCGAGAGTGGTCGGACGTGGAAGCGTTCCTCGACACAGACTTGGAAGCCGTGATTACGGTAGAGATGGAGAACTTTCAGGCCATTCAGGCGTACCTGCAGGCCGTACACGTAAGACTTCGCCCCAACGGCGGTGCGGATGTCGGGGATATAGAGGTACCTAAATGTCTGTTAGATCTGGTTTCGAAGCGACGGTCTACATCCAGCTCGCGGAAGACAAAGTCAAGTTCGAGTACGAAAGGGAAAGCTACGAACTCTGGCTCCCAGTCCACCGAGGACACAAGTGCGTCAAGTGCGGACACGGCAAAGTCGTCAAGCGCGCGCTCTACACCCCGGACTTCTTCCTCGAAAACGGAATCGTAATAGAGACGAAGGGCCGCTTCACCGCACTCGACCGCCGTAAGGCAATGGCGATGCGGGAACAGCACCCCGACGTAGACTACCGGCTTGTGTTCATGCAGGACAACAAGCTCTCACGATCAAGTAAAACGAGGTACGTAGAATGGGCAACGAAGCAAGGGATACCAGCAGCGGTATTCAAGGTACCGCCGAAGTGGTACAAGTGAAGGAGGTAGATCCACATGGACTCGACCAACACGTCGCAGGAGCAAAGCTCGACGGAGACAAGCCTGATCTTTCTCTGCTTCTCATGTTTGGAAAGGCTCTACGCGAAGTTGGCGTTGTTGGAACCTTCGGGGCAAGGAAGTACTCACGAGGGGGTTGGCAGGATGTGCCTAATGGAGAGCAGCGATACACCGCAGCACTCCTGCGCCATCTGTATGCAGAGCATTACGAGGTCAGCGATCCCGACAGTGGACTCAGACACGCTACCCACGCTGCGTGGAATGCTCTCGCCAGACTAGAGCTAATGTTAAGAGAGGAGATTGAAGATGCAACAGGATAAAGCAGTCGAGACTCTCGGCAAAGCACTGCAGATTATACGCGACGCACGCATGACCGTCACGGGGGCCACATTGGGCCCTGTCGCTGACGCCGTCGCAGACCTGCAACTGCTGGAGCGGGAGCTTGCGTTCGGCGAGTTAGAACTCGTTGACCGCTCAGAGCAGGCGGGGCCGCCCCCGGAAGGAGGCCCAGATGATCCACCTTTCTAATGAGCAGTGGAACCTGATC